GCTTCTTCAGCTGCTCGAACTGCTCCTCGAGGGACTTGAGCTTCTTCTGTGCTTGGGCCGAATTGATATACAATTCGACGGTTTTTATGTCGTTGCTGGTCATATCCTATTGATTCAGATTGTCGAACATTAGAGCGAAGCGTGTGCCAAGCCTACGCGCGAACTCCTCCTTGATGACTTCCACGCTGATTCTCCACGATACAGAGAACCACGGCTTGCGTTGGCGGGGCTTGCCGAGTCCTCTTTGCCTACGATAGGCAGCGCCAAGGAACTCCAGATTGCCATCGTTGCCGCGGGTGTAGCCCTTGCCGGTGCCGGCATCTACATAGACGCCATACTGGAGGAAGCGGAACGAGATGGAGCCCTGCATGTCGTGGACGTTCACGTTTCCGGGCGTGACGCTACGCAAGAGCGCGCCGGTATGATACACATCGTACTTGGCCAAGCGGTCGCGCCATATCTTGGTCATCATACTGGTCCAATTCCGTATGTATTCGGAATCGGAGACCTGCGCCGTATTATTCCCACTCGTCGGCATTATAGACTATATTGGTAGGCTCGGAGCAAGACAACTCGAACATCAGGCCGGTGGCGCCATTGATGTTGGCGGCTCCCAGTTCTTGGCTGTGGAAGGTGTCGATGTCCAAGTAGGTCATGTCGGAGAGCAGTTGTTGGCTGTCCACGAGCAGCTTGCTTTGGAACTGGCGGAACAGTTCTCGCGCGATAACCATCTTGGCGCGCCAGTCGTCCATGTCGCCCTGCTTGTAGCGCATGAGGATGAAGACGATGATGCTGCGCCGCTTGTACCATCCGCCTTGGCCGTTGCGCCAAGTGTCGTCCACGGTGGTGTCGGTGCAGCAGAGGAAATTGCTCTTGCTGCGCAACTTCGTCAGCACGCCCTCGAGTGCCGTGATGCCGGTGCAGGTGCAAAAGTGGAAGCCCTGCTCCTGCGCCAGTTTATTCGAGGCGGTCAGGCCGCTCAGGTATTCGTAGAAGTCGAAGAAGGTATACGGATTCATGTGAACATATAGATTTTTCCCTTGCCCATCTGCTTGGCTCGGATTGTGGTGAGGAACGGGAAGTCCTGCTCCTGCACTTGGTCGAGCACACTCTTCAGCGCCGTGCTATTCGTGAAGAACTTGGCTTCGCTCCCATCGACACGGATGTGCACCAGATAGCGCCCATCGCCGTGCGCGGTGTGTAGGTCGGGCAGATAGTCGAGCACCTCGATTTCTCGATTGAGTAGGTCGGTGATGCTGACTTGCTTGCAGTCGAATATCTTGCGCCCGCCTACCGGCTGGATGCCGAGCTCGCAGAATCGGCGTGCCATTACTTCACACCCAACGCTTCGCAGTCGCTCTCCACGGCAGCCTTGAGTTTGGCGCGCTCGGAGAGGAACGTCTTGTACGCTTCCACTTTTTCTGCGGCGGTGGCTTCGTCGTAGATGCCCATCTGCGCGGCGTTGTATTCGTTCTGGTACTTTTGCTCGCTGTTCACTGCCCACTTGTCGGTGAGCACGGCGGCGACAATCTTGTTGGCGGAGAGCGGCGCCCACACGCGCACCTCTTCGCACTTCCACTGTGAGATGGTCTCGTTCTCTTGTTCTTGCGTCACCTCCTCGATGTTGTAGCGATAGAGGTAGGAGCCGTTGCCCGCTGCTTGCAGCACGTCAGGCTTCTGGTCGTAGTATGCTTCCATATTGCTTGGGTATGATTGATTGTAGTAGATGTTTGCTGTCGCTATGCTTTGCCCATCCAAACCACGGCGCGATGATGCGCTTGTAGGTGTTCGGGGCGAGATTCTTCTTATTGATGTTGGCCACCTTGCGGCAGAAGTTCTGTTTGATGCTCTTGCGCAGGGCGCGATGTTGGCGGTAAAAGCAGTAGCCCACATAGTCGAGCGCTCTGCCGTGCTTGTCGTACCGGTTATTCGCAATCGGGAAAATCTGCCAATTCCCCTTTATTTGCAGGTGCAGTCGGTCGCGCAGATAGGCTTCGATGCGCGCAAAAACGCCGTGCAAAATAGCCTTGTCGGAGGCAAAGAACACGATGTCGTCTGCATACGCTGTCGTGCTGATGGGCGCGTTCATCACGCTGGGTAGTTGCTCATTGCACCAGTGCAAGAAGTAGGCCAGATAGAGATTCGCGAAGTACTGCGATAGGTAGTTCCCGATGGGCAGGCCGTCGGCGCTGTCTATAATCTCATCGAGCAGCCATAGCAGGTCGGAATCCTTAATCTTGCGTCTGATGATGGCCTTGAGTATATCGTGGTCCACGCTGGGGTAGAACTGCCTGATGTCTATCTTGAGGCAGTAGAGCGGTCGGCCGTCGAAGGAGCGAATAATCTGGCTCACCTTGTTGGCGCAGGCTCTGATGCCGCGGCCCTTCACGCAGGCGTAGGTGTTCGTCGGGAACACGCTGCGCCAGATGGGCTCCATTACTTGCATCACGGCGTGGTGGACTATTCTGTCTGGATAGTACGGCAGGCGATAGACGGTGCGCGCCTTCGGGGTGTAGAGCGTGAACACATCATACTCCGACGTGCGGTAAGTCTTGTTCTTTAGGGCTTCGTGGAGAGCGAGAAGGCGCTCTTCTCTCCTCTTGTCGAAGCGTTGCACACCATAACTATGCACCTTCCCCTTGCGGGCTTGCGCGTCGGCAGCCTGCAGGTTCTCGAGCGAATAGATGCGCTCATATAGATGTCCGATTCGATGCATTGTATGATGTGCTTCTTCTTGGCTTCGCGCGGTCGGCATTGCTACTGGCGCTTGCCTTGTTAGATGTTTTTCGCCGTGGGGCGAGGTCGCCGCTCGCGATTATAGAAGTATAGGTGAGAGCCGTTGGACGTGTCTGTGTTCGACGGAGCGATGTACGAATACAGATAAGCGAGCCCTGCATTACCGCCTTCGTTGGAACTGCCACCGAGCAAAGCGGCTCTGAGGGCCTCACTGGTGGGGATATTCGTGGTATGATAATCGCAAAAATAGGTCGAGGTGCTTGCTCCGGTGACGGAGGCAATAACATCCCCTTCTTCTCCGAAGATTACTTCTTTAATGGAGCCATTAGCCCGAGCCTCGTTGCCGACGTGTCTATAATTGGTATAAGCAGAATCGCTGAAGGAGGAGGGGTCGTCGCACACGAACACCTTGGAGAGCCCGTCGCCCCCGTTGTCGGTCGTTGGGCTGATGCGGATATTGATGCCGTCGGTGTGCTTGCGAATGTGGCCGAATGGGTTTTCGATGCCACGATATCGAGGAACGTTAAAAGTGGCAACGGTGGCATTGTCGCCGTCCACGGCGGTATAGGAGACCGTCCCCGTGCTATTGCCCAGACTATCTGTGGTCCCGCAGGGCACGATGGGATAATAACCGTTGAACGATTTCCACGTTGCGGCAGAGAGTGTGGTCACGCCACTGCCAAGGCCGCCTTGGCGATAGCCGTTGCTGTCCAATTCTGCGTTGTAGGCTTTCTGGCTGTTGAGGTTCGCGTATTCAACGACGTAGAGCCAGAACACCTCTTTGTGGATGGCGTAGGTGTAGCAGTTCCATTCGGTCGTGGCGGCGCTGTTGCGTGCGCGGGCATACTTACGGAAGTTGCCGCGGCTGAGGACGGTGACGGGAAGGCCGAGGAACGAGCGATAGGTGCCATCGTAGTCGGAGTTGTTGTTGCCGCCACGATACTGCGCATCGGTGTTCACCACGCTCGCCAATTTCAGGTTGGTGCGGTCAAGCGCGGCTTCATAGGCACTGATGTAGGCCTTGGGCACACGATGGTAGCCCGGAAGTGGGTATTCACTGATGCGCACTTGGCGCACGGTGCCGTCGGTGGTGAACTTGCGCCAGTGTTCGGGAAGTTCGACCATCACTTGTCCACGGGAGCCGTCGCGCACGTTGCCGGTCCAATCGGAGGGATTAAGATATTCGACCACGTTGCCATCGTCATCGAGCAGGCAGCCCTTCATTCGCGATTGGATAGGGAGCGACTTGTGCAGGTCGCTGTTGCCAATACGCGTGCAGGTGGGGTCGCTGACAGATGTGTCGAACTGGATGCCGTAGGCGACCTTGTCTTCCATATAAGGGAGGAAGTTGGCCAATTTGGCTCGCTTCGTTTCGCCTTCGGCATCCTTAATCTCGATGCGCAGGTCGAAGGGGTTGGAAGTGTCGGCTTCGCCCATGTCTTGTATTCGCACGCCATCCTTGTAGGCGGCAATAAGCTCTTCAAGAACTTCTTCGTCAATATCGTTAGTTGCCATGTCTTATAGTATTATATGTATACAATCTGCAGCAGGGGAAGGGTAGAGGTGAGCGAGACGGTGAGCGTCATCGCAGAGGTGTCGCTGCTCTTGCCCGGCAGCGCACGCGTCAGAACACTGTGCGGGAGGAACTCCCTTCTGGGCGCGCCAAGCAGCCATTCGGTACCGTGGCTGTCGGTCAGTCGCCATAGTAGGCGCTCTTCTGGCAATCGATAGAAGGCGCAGTGCGGCACGGTGGCCGTCATCTTCAGCGTGAATCTATTCACGCCGTTGCTTTGCTCGACGGATTCCTCGAGCTCGGCAAGGCCGGAGATGGTGAGTTCCTTCCACGGGAAGTAGGTGTCCTCGATGTAGACCTCACGCATCTCGGCGGAGAAAGTGGAGTGGGTGGCCAAGTAGTGGTAGGGCACCAACTCTATGCTGTGGATATAGTGTATCATCGCTTCTTCAGTGATTGTTCATATTCTTTGGCCTCGCGGGCCTTGGCGTTGAGTTCCTCGAGGGCGCGCCAGCAGTTGGTCTGGTAGATTTCCTGCTCTTTGGTGATGTCGCCTCCCGTGAGGGCTCGGATTTCTGCGTTCATGATTTGCTCCATGGATTGCTGGTTCGCGCCACCTGCAGCGGG